CTAAATTTATTGATTCTGATTGTATTTTATCTATTGCCATAATTTATTTTCCTTATTCTATAATTTTGTATCCACCAAATGATGTTTCGTAATAACCAGAGCCATTACTTTCAAGAGCTAAATTTGAACCTATAGCATTACCATAAACTTCAACATAATCTCCAACAGACAAATCTAACATTATTGAGTTGTTATAGAGATATTGTCTAAATGTTTCTGCAGTTCCACCAGATGTATTTGTAACACCCCAATTTTGAATAGAACCATTTTTATAAAAACCACCTGCAACAAAAATTATATCATCACCACTTGTAGTTTCAAAATTTAATTTGGTAAAAAAATAATATTTACCAGCTTGACCACTTGGTACTGTAAATCTGTAATTTGAGCTATTGTCGTAAGCACCAGCAGTATCAAAAATTTCAGTATCAAATTGAATTTTAGTGGTACTTGCACTTGATATAGTTTGATTTGAACCTCTAACCACATAAAAAGCTGGAGTGTTAGCCACAGCACCAGATGCTAATTTTGCACTTGTAACTGAACTGTCTGCAAGTTGTGCAGTTCCAACAGATGCGTTTGGTGGATTAACAGTTTGTAAAGCTCTGCCAAGATAAACTGCATACATGGAATCTCCAGATTGAGTAGCACTTGTCAAAGTTAAAGTTGTGTTTGAAGCAGTATATGCTTTACCAGATCCAGGTTGTTGAACTACTCCATTAATAACTAATCTAATATCATTCTCATTACTTACAGCATGAGATAAAGTATAGTTAGTAGTAGCCGAAACTGAAAAAGTTTCAGTTAAAAAACTTGCATAATTTTCTGCAGGTGTATTACCTATATAAGCCATTAATTAATCCTATGTAATTTCCATTATAGAAAGCGTACCTGATAGTTTATCAGCTACAGAACAATCTACTTTAATTTCGTCTGTTGCTTCTAATACAACTTTACCACCAGATAAAAGCTCTAAAGAACTTCCTGCTGGGATTGATACATCTTTAACTAAAAACGCTGTACCATTTGCAGTATTATTAGCTACAGCTCTATTTGCTGTATCACTAACAAGTTCTACTTCAACAGTAACTGCTGTAGTATGAATGTTAGTAAGAATCAAGCCAAGAACAACAGTTGTTGTACTTCCTGCTACAGTATACATTTTATATGGTGTACCTGCTGATGCTGGTTCGGCTGCAAAGGTTACTACCTTAAACGTATTTGCCATTTTTTATTTTCTCCTTTTTATTAATTTAACTTATCCAAGTGCAATTGCAAGGGCTGTAGGGTCGTCTGTTACAAATCCTTGTGCTGACATTAGGGTTACTACTCTTGATAAAGCTGCTTTTCTATTTGTACCACCAGCTCCATCATCTACTACAATTAAATCAGATGTAGTCAAATCTGCACCAATATCAGTTCCTCCATCAATATCCATAGCAGCTAAAGGTAAAGTTCCTGTATCACCAGTTCCAACTAAAGTACCAGCTGCTGCAGGTAAAACAATTGTTGCTGATGTACCAACTGAATGGGCTTGTGCTTTTAATATTTGACCATGTGAATTAGACTCACAATTAAATTGAATAGAACCTGGATTAGTATTACCTTTAACAGTAACATGACCTGTGCCATTTGGTGTTAAATTAATATCTCCATTAGATACAGATACTATATCTGATATAACTGGAGACGTTAAAGTTTTGTTTGTTAAAGTTTGTGTACCAGTAAGAGTTACATCTCCAACATTAGATGGTTGTACAACTGTAAAAGTAATAGAATCTGATCCAAGACTAGCTGAACTATCAGTAGTACATAGAAAAAATTTATCTGCATTAGCTGATCCTTCTTGAACAATAACCATTTGACCAGCAAGTTCTCCAATAGCATCAAATTCTGTATCTCTACCTGCATTAGCTCCACTAGCTGCTACTGTATAAATACCATTTTGTGATGCAGTAGATTGGTTTTTAACTAATACTCTGTTTCCTTCTGCAAGTGTAATACCATCTAAACTATCTCCAGCTTGTAAATCTGTTGCTGTTGTTATATTAGCTGTTGTTGCAGCTCTACAAATAATTCTAGTTTTTAATCCTGTAACTAATCCATCTACATAAGTTTTAGTTGCTGCATCTGAACCAGATGAAGGTGCTCCTAATCCAGTAATAGATCCACCAGATATTGATACACTGTTAGCAGCTTGAGTTGAGATAGTTCCTAGTCCTAAAGAAGTTCTAGCAGTACCACCATTTTCAGCTACCCATGTTGATCCATTACCAACAATTAAATTACCATCTGTTTTTGCTAAGTTACCAATCGCTGTTAAATTAGCATTAGAAGCACCTTTAGCATCTATTTGATCTTGAATATTTGAGCTTACACCATTTAGATGTCCAAACTCTGTGTTAGAGATTGTACCATCATGTATTTTAGTTGCTGCGATTGCAGCAGAAGCATTTATGTCTGCATTAAGAATTGCACCATCTGCAATTTTTGCAGAAGTAATTTGTGAATCTGCTATGTGAGCAGTGTCAATTGATCCATTTACGTAATGTTCGGAGTCTATTTGATCATCTGCTATTTTAGCATTAGTAATTTGATCTGCAGCTATATGTGCTGTGTCGATTGACCCATCAGTATAATGTTCGCTATCAATTGCATTATCTGCAATTAAAGATCCTACTATTTGGTCAGCAGCTATATGGGCAGTATCAATACTACCATTTGTGTAATGTTCAGAATCAATAGCATCATCTGCAATTTTAGTTCCATTTACAGAATCAGCACCAAGTTTAGCAAGGGTAACAGCTCCATCAGCTATATTTGCTGTTGCTATAACACCAGTAGGTATTGAGTTATTTGTTTTAGCTAATACACCAATATGTATACTTGTAATGGCTTCACTAGATAAATTTCCTGAATCCCAAGTTACATTAACTGTTGTGTTTGTTGAAAAGGATGTACTAGATATAGTACCATATATTGTGCCTGGCGTTGATGCTACAGCTTTAACTCTACGTCCAGCATGATAAATAGCTGTTACATTTGCTCCATCAATAGTAAATGATGTAGCTGATGCATAAGTAGCTGTATAAGTACCTGCACCATCACCATATTCAATCCATTCAGCTTCATTATAATGCTGTCTAATATCTGCCATAACGCTTCTAAAAGCATTATTTATATTAGATGGTAGCATTCCTTCTGCAACTGAAACTGCTCCTGTTCCTGTAGCTGTATTGTTTGCTGATGTTGTATCGTATTTACCTAAAAATGTTCCTGCCATAATTTACTCCATAAACCATACGAATGCTTTATCGCTTTCGTTATTATTTTTATTAACTAAAGTGTTAATTGCTTCTTCTATTTGTCTTTGGAAAAACTCTTGTGTTTCCATTGAATATCTTACGTTATCTATATCTATTGAATCTGTCATTATCTATATCCTGCTTTAGATGCTACAATGTCTATACCTTGTGCATGATCAAAACTTGTTCCAGCAGGTATCTTAACATTAGCTCTAATATATCTACCTGATTGTCTAACAGGATTAATCCCACTTGCTACCATAGAAGATGAACTAGACTCTGTTTCTGTGTCTGCTAATCTTTCTCTAGTTTTTACAGTAACTGTTGCTTCTGCATCTACTATTGGTCTAATTCCTTGAACGTTTGTTCTAGCACCAGGAAAAGCTTCTATTTCTGCTGTTTCAATTTCGCATTGATTAGAATTTCCTGAAAAGATTGCAGCTTTAAAGTCACCATCTATTCCACCTAAAAACATTTGTCCACCATTCCAAAAGTCTGTATCAAGGTTAGCATTAATTTGTTCTAAGTTTTCTGAAATAATATCCATTAACTCTACTGTATATGCTCCTACAAATTGTGGAAATATTTGACTAGCATTAACTTCTGCTAAAGACCATTTTTTTGTAGCATAATTATATATAATAATTCTATCACAAATACCTGTTGTATTATTAGTATTATTTACGCTTGGGTACAACCACATAGCTAACTGATTAAATGGATCTGTTGCTGCTACTATTCTATCTGAATATGCTTTGTTTAAATTAAGATCAAAAAATCTATTAACTTTTTCTACTCCAATAGGTACTACGTTATCACCTTGTATTTCATAGAAACCATCATCTGCTAAAAAAAATACACGTCTATTATCTTGACATACTGTTCTTCCAAATATGGCTCCTCTGTTTGGAGATATAACTGATAGTCTAAATATTGTTGCACCACCAACATAGTCCATACGAACTATTTGATTTTGCCTAAATACATATCCTACCTCTCCAGAAGTAATATGTACTATTTGTCCACCAGATCCTGGTAAGTCTTGGAAGTCAGATTGTTTACCTGACCATGTAGTAATATCATTAATGCCAGACCATTGTATTCTGTTAGTAGCATTAGTTATATTACCTGTTACCAAGAAGTCTCGAACAACTCCTGAAACTCTAAATAAAGGACAAGTACCTGCTGTTTGAATAGAAGTAAGAGCAGCAAAGTTTGTAGATGTTCCCATTAAATAAAATTGAGCTGCATCTACTCCATTACTTGCAATTACGTGTTGACCAAATTGTGTAAATGTCCAATAATCTTCATCATCTCCATTTAAACTTCCTTTACGAGAAGTAAATGTTCCTGATGCTAATTGAAATATATCTGTTTTAGTTGCTGCAAAGTTATATACAACATTAGAGTTATCTCTAAAAGAACCAGACCCATGTGCATCTTTACCTACTGTTGATGATGCTGAATATGATACTAATGATGGGAATCTTTTATAAGATCCCAAAGCATGGTAAACATTAGTTGCTACATTTGCACCTTTCATACCATGTTCTGGTTGATCAGGCATCCATTCACCAAAAGGTATTTGCATTATTTTCCTACTTTTTTAACAGCTTTTTTGTGTGCTTTAGTAAAACTTAAACCAGCTTTCATATCTCTAACCATCATATCCATATGTTTTTTGGAATGATGAGCTGATGCTTTTTTTAATTGTTTTTTTTCTTTTTTATCAATCATCTATTTGCTTTCTTTTTTAAAACTTTTTGTACTCTATTAATCTTTTTAAATAAAATAATTTGTCCTTGTTGAATTTGTAAAATTTCAGTTCTCATTTTAGTTGTTTCATTTAAGTTCCAACCAATTAATCCTATTGCTGCTGCTAATGATAAACCTACAATTTTATCTTTTAAATCCATTATCTACTTCTGTAAAATGATAAATCTGTTTGTATATCTGTTCTTTGAGTTACTGGTGCTCCACCATAAGAATCTTGTTTGTCATTATTTTCACATCTTTCCATAGCAGATATATACATCTGTAACCATTGTTGTACTTGGTTAGGATCTATACCACCTAAGAAGTTTGCTGCATGATATAATGAACCATACAAATAAATACCTGGATGCTTGTTTAAAATGTAATTTGATGTATTAGAATCGCTAAGAGCTCCAAAAGCTTTATAGTATGATAAGTACCCAGTATAAGCAGTATCAGGGGCAGGCCCAAAACGTAAAGTTTCTGTTTCATTATCACTTTCTATTGTATAAACTCTAGGTCTACCAGCTGTAGATCCAGCTTTTATTTCAAACATATTATGAGGAGTTATATATTCTAAAACGTATTTGTTACTAGATAATAAAAGATATAAAGATCTTACTCCAATAAAACCAGTAGGAACAGATTCTGTTTCAGAGTCTATTGTAATAGCATCTATTTGTTCCATCTGTCGTATTCTTAACTTAGCATTAAAGTCAGCTTCAGTTAGTGCAATAAAATCTGCAATTTGATTAGTCAAATCAGATCTATTTAACCAATCTGCTATAGATGATTTTAATCCTGAAAATGTTGTTAATGCCATTATAAATTTCCTTCAGCTGTTCTAAAATATCTAAACTCATTACTATTAAGTTTAGTTCTCATTATTTTTCTTTGAATTTCTTTAGGTAATTGAAACCAGTTATTAGTTCCATTATATTCTTTAGCCCATATAGAAAGTATTAAAGGTGGTATACTTGCCACTCTTTTCATTTCTTTAGCACCAGATATATAACCAGAATCATGATTATATAATGCTTTNTTTCTTTTTAATAAAGGGTTTACATCTTGAGAGTTATTGATAGTTAATTGACCATCAGACTCTTGGATGTATTTAGTNTTTACTCCNGCATCATATTCAACTGATCTTACTTTACTCATAAATTATTCAGTTAGTTCTGTAACGTATAATTCTCCATCAGATCCACCAATTCTAAGTACTGCAATTTTTTCTCCAGCTGATACTTTAATAGTTTCAACTTCATTTGCAGGTAATAATGTAGTAGTTGCTGCTGCTGTTGGTGCTACAGCTACTTGTATATGACAAGCAATAGTACTAACTACTCTTATATATTCTGTGCCATCTGTAAAAGCAGAACTTACAGAAGATGAACTTCCAGAAGTTAGTTTTAATACAGTTCCATGTCTTAATCCATAGTTCATGTTTTGTTCCTTTTGTGAGGGGATGTTGCCATCCCCATAATTAATTATCTTCTTATAACGTAAGTGATTTCCATTTTAGATGCATTTGTAGAACCACCATTAGTGATTGCTTCAATTAATGATCCTTCTAATACGTCATTTAAAGCTGTTGGTTCTACTGAGTATTTTTTACCTGCAGATCCTGATGCTACATGACTAATCGCTGCACTTGTACAAGCTACACCATCTATTTCAAAAGTAATAGCTGCTGTTCCTGAAGTAGTTGCTTTGTTATTTGCAAAAATTTTAATAATTCTACCAGCGTCTGGTACAGTAACAAATGTTGAAGATGCTGCTGATACGTCAGGTAT